CAGACCCACCGCGGGGATAGTGTCGAGTGGCAGGTCCAGACGTCCGACGGCCTACAGACGGTTGTGCCTGGCGCTGGGCAGTGGATTCTGTACACGCCTTACGGCCGCAATCGTCCCTGGGCGGAAGGTAAGTGGCGGAGGCTCGCGTTCCCGTGGATTCTCAAGCGCTTCGCGCTGGAGGATCGCGCGAACATGAGCCAGGCGCACGGCACGCCGACGAAGGTCGGGCGTACGCCAAAGGGCTCGACCGAGCGCCAGCGCACGCTGTTCCTCTCGCAGCTCCAAGCGCTCGGGAAAAATGGCACGCTCGTGCTACCCGAGGGGTGGCAGCTCGATCTGGTCGAGTCGACGTCGAAGGCGTTCGAGATCTTCGACGGCGCGATCGCGTGGAGCGACCAGGCGCTACCGATCGTGCTCGCCGGTCAGGTCGTCACCACGCAGGGCTCGCCAGGGTTCTCGAGCGGCAACGTCCAGGAGCGGATCGTCGGCGACCTGATTCGGTTCGACGCCGCGACGCTGGGAAACACGCTGCGGCTACAATCGCTCGTGCCGCTCGCGTGGTCCTGGTACGACGACGGCGCCGCCGCACCGTGGCCCCGGTGGGACACGCAGCGCGCGCCGGACAAAGAAGGCATCGCGCGCACGATCGATATCCTCGGCCGCGCGGTGAAGGAACTCGCGCCGTCGCTCGCAGAGGACGGCGTTCGCGTCGACACGCGCGCGATGCTCGAAGGATTGGGGGTGCCGCTGACTGCCGTTGAGGCGACGCGCACGCAAGCGCAAGCGCCTGGCGCGGGCATCGTAGCGGACGCTACGCTAGACACGGACGACGCCCGGCGCGAGCACGCCGAGGCGCTCGCGGAGAAAATGACTGCGCTCGGCATCTCGCGGTGTGAGCATGGGCGGTCGAATCGCTGCCCACTGTGCGGCGTCGAGCGCTCACGCGACGTCGAGCTAGGGCCGGACGGTGAGCCCGCGTGGGCCGTAGCGTGGAGGGCAGTGTGATGGCGGAGATTTTCCTGGGCGAAATCGTGGACGGTAGCGCGGCGGAGTTTCGCGCGGCGCTTGCGGCCGCACCTGATGGCCCGGTGCGCGTGCGCATCAACTCGCCCGGCGGCATCGTCGATGAGGCGCTGGACATGTACCGCGCGATCGTCGAGCGCGGCGGCGTCACTGCCTACGTGACGGGCATCGCAGCAAGCGCCGCGACGATCGTGCTGTGCGGAGCCGACGCGGTGCAGATTGCCGAGGGGGCGCAGGTCATGACCCACGCCCCGAGTGTCGAAATCTCGGGCAGCGCGCTGGATCTCAGGCGCACCGCCGAGTCACTAGAGCGCACGGAAACAGCTCTGCTGCGGCTGTATGCGGAGCGCACCGGCCGCGAAACAAATGAGCTGTTGCCTCTCATCGCGAACGTGACATATCTTGATGCGAAAGAAGCAGTAGCTTTCGGATTCGCTGACGAAATCATCCCCATGCGCAAGCGCGACCTCGCAGCCGTCAACCTCGCGGGCTTACCCCAGCCTCCGGTGACGCTCGTACGCGCTGTCGCGCAAGCCAGGAGAGACATGGCCGCACCTGCCGCACCCGCACCCGCACCGCGCGCGACGAACGCCGCGGTAGACCCGCAGATCATCGAAGTGCTGGGCCTCGCCGACGACGCATCGCTCGAGATGGTCCTGGCGACGATCATGGCGCTCACCGGCGCGACGCCGGGCGCCGCCGCTCCAGAGGAGCCGCCCGCCGAGATGGCGGACGACGGCGACGACGACCCCATGACGGTCGCGGTCGAGGGCGTTCCGCCGGAGAAGCAGGCGCAGATTCTCGCCCTGCACGCGCGCAACAACGCGCGGCTCGCAGCCCTCGAGGCGGACGCCCGCGCCACGCTGACCGAGCGCGTGCCGCAGAACCTGCGGACGTGGGCGAAAAAGCAGAGTTTCGCAGTGCTCCGTGACTTCGTGGCGGCGTTGCCCGCGGCGGCCTCTCCTTCCGCCGCGGCGCAACCGCCCCCCCGTACCACGAACACCACGCCCGACCCGAACGCCGCCACGGAGGCGGAGCTCGCCGTGGCCAAGGCGTTGGGTCGCAGCGTGGACTACGTGCGGCGCGCCCCGAAGGTGGCCACGTGAACGAGCACGAGGCCCGCGCCGTGTGCGACCGTGCGTTCCCCGCCCGGGACACGGACACGAAGGCAGCGCGCGCCGGTCGCGATGCGGTCCGCGAAGCGACGTACAACGCGATGGTCTCGGGCGCGGCCGCGGCGCAGAACGCCGCCGTGGTCGAGAGCGTACGCGCGGAGCAAGCGCGACTGCACGCCGAGCGTTTCGGCGCCGCGCATCGCAGTGACAACACCAGCGCTGTGCTGGAGCGGCTCGCGGACGCCGTGGAGCGGCAGACGCAAATCCTCGAAGCGCTCGCGAAGCGCGGGAGCAAGTAAGCAATGACGGCATTGGACGCAGCGCGAGACACGGAGAAGCAGGTCGGCGAACCCATCCCGCAGCGGATCGGCCGCGGCGCGGCCGCAGATATCCTGTACAAGGGCGGCATGGCGGCGATCAACGCCGCGGGCTACCTCGCACCGGCCGGCGTCGCCGCGACGGACTTCGTGGTCGGGCGATTCTGCTCGACCGTCGACAACTCTGGCGGGTCCGCAGGTGATCTGAACGCCGAGGCGGAGATGGGCGTCTTCCGCTGGACCAACGGCGACTCGAGCACCGACGCGCACGCCGGTGACCGCGTGTTCGCGGTCGACGATCAGACCGTGTCGAAGGACGACAACGGCGGCGCGCGCCCGTACGCGGGTGTCATCGTCGATGTCGACGCCGGCGGCGTGTGGGTCCTCCAGGGGCTCTTCATGCTCGGCGCCGAAGCCGACGTGGCTGCGCTCGAGGCGAAGACGGCGGCCGTCGCTCTGTTCCAGACCGCGGGCGGGACGTTCGTCGCGGGCACCGCGACGATCGCATCCGGCGTCACCGTCACCGCGGACACGGACGCTTTCGTCGTGATGAGCGCCGCGATCACGGGCTCGACCAACGTCGGCGGGATCGCGCACATCAAGGCGAGCAACGTCGTCGGCGGTGACGGCGTCGGCAGCGTAACGCTGAACGTACTCGGCGCCGACGGCGCTATCGACACGGACGCCGCGGGAGCGTTCCGCGTGCTGCTCATCGACTAACAGAGGACGCCATGCAGATCACACAAGCCAACCTCGACGCGCTGCGCGTCACCTTCGAGAAGCGCTTTGGCGAGGCCTACGCGGCGGTGCAGCCGGCGCTCATGCCTTTGGCGACCGAAGTGCCGAGTTCGACGAAGGCCAACACGTACGGGTGGATCGCGCAGCAGGTCCAGCTCCGGCAGTGGATCGGACCGCGCGTCGCGCAGAACCTGTCAGAACACAGCTACGCGCTGGCGAACCAGACGTTTGAGGGCACCGTCGAGCTCGACCGCGAGGACCTCGAGGATGACAACCTGGGCATCTTCGAGAGCCAGGCGATCCCGCAGCTCGCCGAAGCCGCGGCCAAACACCCCGACACGCAGATCGCGAGCGTGCTCGCGAGCAACCCGCTCGCGTTCGACGGGCTGGCTCTGTTCCACGCCTCGCACCCGGATTTCAACGGCGGGACGTACGACAACGACCACAGCCTCACGCTGAACGCCACGAACATCGAGGCGATCAAAGCGATCGCCGCGGCGTACGTGGGCGAAGACGGACAGCCCCTCGAGGTGCGCTACACGCACCTGATCGTGCCGCCACAGCTCGAGTTCACCGCCAAGCAGATCCTCAGCTCTGCGACGTACGCCTCGCTGGTGTCCGGCGAGGGCTCCGCGGTGGTGCAGATCGAAAACCAGCTCGCCGGCACGCTCGACGTGATCGTGAGCCCGCGCCTCGCGGGTGAGGCCACACAGTGGTACATCGCGGATCTCAGCAAGTCGATCAAACCCATCGTGCGGCAGGTGCGCAAAGCGCCCGAGTTCGTGACCCGCGACAGCCCCACGGACCCGAAGGTTTTCGACGTCCGGAAGTTCACCTACGGCGTTGACCTGCGCGATGCGCACGGTGTGTCGCTGCCATTCCTGATCGCGCGGAGCAAGCCGTAACGGGGGCCTGGTGTATCTGACCGAGGCCGAGTACCTGGCGCTGGAGTTGCCTGACGACGCGCTCGACGGGCTCGCCGCGGGCACCGTGGATGCGGCCATCGCGTGGGCATCGTCGCAAGCGAATGGCTACCTCGCCAAGCGCCACACGCTTCCACTCAGCGCCTGGGGTGATGACATCCGGCAGCAGGTGGCCGCGCTCGCGACGTGGCAGCTCATGCGCAAGCGGGGCTTTCAGCCGGGGTCGGGCGCGGACGAAAGCGTGGTGATCGCTAAGGATGACGCTTACCGCTGGCTGCGTGACGTAGCCAACGGGCGCGCGGAGCTAGACGGCGCCGTCGACGCGACGCCGACGCTGGACGAGGAGGGTCCGCTCGCCTCAACGGGCAACGGCGCCGTCGCGTTCACGTTCAACGTCGCGAGTGGCGGGTCGTGCCCGGAGGACTGCGCGTGACGCCGCTGCAGACCTCCCGCGCGCTCCGCGAGCTTGCGCAAGTCCCTTCCCGAGCGGCCGCGCGCGTAGCGCTGGAGTTGCGCGCGGAGCTTATGCGCAGCTTCGCCCAAGGTACCGACCCGTACGGGCGGCGCTGGGCGCCGCTCAAACCCTCGACGCTCGCGAAGGGCCGCCGGCCGCCCCCACTCACCCACACTGGGCGGGGCAAGCGCGGCATCAAGTTCGCGCCCCTGCGTGGCGCGGGCGTGTCGATCACATCCAGTGTCGGCTACCTCGGCACGCACATGCGCGCCACGCCGGACCGCGCGGCGCGCAAGTTCCTGCCCGAGGGGGTGCTGCCCAAGCGCTGGCGCGAAATCTGGCAGCGCGCCGTGGACGCCGAAGTCCGGAAGACGGGGCTGTGATGGCGTCGTCACTGAGCGACTTCGCGGCGGAGTTCATCGCGGCGCTGAACGACCCGGCGTTAACCAGCCGCGTCGTCACGACGCGGCGAGAGTTCGCGAACCTGCGCAGCGCCCCGCGTGTGGGACTCGTCGAGACCGGAGGGCTAATCGGCTACCCAGATCGCGTGGGTGAGTTCACGCAGCCAAGCGGCGACAAGGCGCGCATCATCGCGCTCCGCCGCCGGACGATCCTCGTGCTCTGCCATGGGCAGACCGAGGAGCAAACCGAGCAGCTACTGCACAACACGATCGCCGCCGCGCGGAGTGTGCTGCACGCATCGTTCGAGTTTGGCGCCGAGTCGTGGCTAGACCAGGCCGAAGGCGCCGACGGGTTTGTTCGACACGGCCGGCTCGCCTCGTGGGAGATCGTGTGGACGACGCCAGTGTTTGACGCGACACGACCGCTGACGGTGCTCTCGGGCATCACAGAGGTCGAGACCTTTGGCGACGAGGCGGTCCCATGCGACTAGACCTAGACACGCTCGCCCGCGAGACGGGCAATAGTCTTCGGCCCGCGCCGGATAGCACCGTGTACTCCGCGGCACACGCTTGCGCGTCAGTGCTGCACGGGTGGGAGCGGTACGCGCACCACCACGGCCACGTGTTGCTGTCGCGTGAGGACTACGTGGCGGCGCTCAAGTCCGCGCTCCGCGGCGAGCGTCACGCGCCCGCGGACATGCGCGCCGAGCCGAAGCCCGCGAAGCCCGCGAAGCCCGCGAAAACGAAGGAAATCGACCCATGACAATCCCCGCACAGACGATCACGGTACTCGACCCAGGGCTTGGCCGCGTAGCGGCGGCGCCCGACTCGCCACTCTACCTGGGCACGACGCCCGGCGGATCTGCGACGGCGCTAGAGCTGCTCTCGTTCTCGCGGCTGAACGACGTGCCGTCCGTGCTCGGGTATGGCGACCTCGCGGCCGACGTCGCGAAGGCGCTAAGCGAGCGCGGCGGCCCCGTGCTCGCGATGGGCGCGGACGGCAGCACCGCCGCGGTGTCGTCGGCAGTCACGCAGAGCGGCGCGGGGCCTGAGGTCTCACTCAGCGGCACGGCACGCGCGCGCTATACGGGGCGCGTCGAGATCATGGGTGGCGGCGCTCTGGGTACGGGCACGTTCCGCTACACTCTCGACCGTCACACCGTCACGAGCGGGAGCAGCGCCCCGACGTGGAGCGCGACGCGCACGATCCCCGCAGGTGGCGCGTTCGTCGCAGGCGTGTCGGGGCTGACTATGACGTTTGCGGCGGGCACGTACGTGCTGGGCGAGACGTACGATTTTGACACCACACCCGCGATGCCGAACGCCACCGACCTCGGCGCCGCGGCCACCGCGCTGCTCGCGCTGACGCAGACGGAGTTCCCGCTGGTCGTGGTCAGCGCGACGCACGCGACAGCGACGCTAGGCGCCAGCATCGCCGCGGCCATGGGTGGACACGCCGCGTCGCTCGCGACGGGGTTCCGCTACTCGCGTGCGATCGTGGACGTCGGCTCAACCGACACGAGCGCCAACGTCCTCGCCGAGTCGTGGTCCGACCGCCGCGTGTGCCCGTGCTATGGGTTTGCGCTGACCAGCGCAGTGCAGCCGTACGAGGCGCACGCCGTGCGCAAAGTCGGGTGCTACTCTGACCTCGCCGCGCGCGCGGCGCGCGTGCTCGTCTCCACGGACCTCGCGCGCTACGCCGAGGGGGCGCTTGGCGGCGTGCAGCGGATCGATTTTGATGGCTTCGACAACGAGACGCTAGACGCCGTGGGTATCAGCACGCTCCGCACGTGGCCCGGAATCCCCGGTTTTTACGTGGCAAACGGCCGGCTGAAGTCGCCGCTGGGTAGTGACTTCACAGACCTTCACTTTGGCCGGCTGATGGATCTCGCGTGCCGCACGGTGTATCGCGCACAGCTACCCTTCATGGCCGAGGGGTTCCGCACGAACGCCGACGGATCAATCAACGTGCTCGACAAGGCCGACGTCGAAGCGGCCGTGTTTGGTGCGCTGCGCGACGCGCTACTCACACCGAAGAACGCGCGCGGAGTGTCGGGTCACGTTAGCGAGGTAAGCTACGGCGTGGACCCCACGCACAACCTCAACACGAGCGGGACGCTACTCGTGAACGTGGGCGTCCGCCCGCTCGGATACGCCAAGTTCATCGACACCCAAATCGGCTTCGCGCTGAACGTCTAAGGAGAGCCGCATGGCAATCGCATCCACCTTGATCAACGGCCGGCGCTACTCGTTTAGCTCCGTCGAGATCGCGCTCGTGAAGCCCGACGGAGCGGCAGAGCTCTTCATCGACGTAAGCGCGCTAAGCTACGGCCGAGCGCTTACCATCGAGTTCGTTCGCGGCGCCGCGCGCAACCCACTCGGGTACACCGCTGGAGACTACGAGCCGCCCGACGCGAGCATGACGCTCGGCAAAAGCACCTTCACGGCGGGGATCGTCGAAGGCATCGGCGCGGGTTGGCTCGGGTCAGTGATCCGAGTCGTGGCGAAATACGCCGACGTGGGCGAGCCGCTCACCGTCGACGAAATCGACGCGGTGATCATGAGCGCCCAAGAGGACCACGCCGCGGGGCCGGCGCCGCTCAACGTTGTCGTCGGCCTCAAGGTGTTGCGCACCACGACCAACGGCATTGCGGACATAGGAGAACCCACGGTATGACGACATTCGACACCGAAGCGCTGAAAGCGAAGCACGGTAACGACCTCGTGTGCGTAGAGTCCCGCAAGGGACCGCTGGTGTTTCGGCGGCCGACGCGCTCCGAGTATGACCGCTGGCGTGACGCAACGCGGAGCGATGTTGCGGACGCGTCGAAACACGCGCGGCAGCTGGCCAAGGCCACGCTCGTCCACCCTGACGAGGCGGGCTTCGACGCGGCGATCGATGACCAGCCCGCGATGCTCTGCCGCGAGGTGCTCGACGCGATCGCCGAGCTCGCGGGGCTGACCGACGCGAGGGCGCCGGTAAAAAAATTGTAGACGCGGCGCACGTGGATGAGCCGCTGGCGGCGCGTTGTCTGATGCGGCTCATGGGCGCGTCTGAGGACGAGCACGCATATGCGGGGGCGATCCTCGTGGCTGAGGCGCTGCGGACGGTGCGAGATTGGGACCGCGCTAACCGGAAGCGGAGCTAGACTACGCCATGGCTGACGTCCGCGTGAACCTGGACGCCGAGGGCGACCTCGAGGCAGAGGCGCGCGCGGCGTCGAAGGCCATGGCCGAGCTCGCCGCGCAGGAGAAGCGCGTAGGCGATGTCGCGCGCAAGCTGGGGGACGACGATCTGAAGCGCGTGAGCAAAGCGCTACTGCACATCGACAAGGAGTCGCAGCGCGCCGGGAGAGAGGCGGAGGCGCAGATTAAGCGCCACGCCGAGGGGCGGCGCAGAGCCCTTGACGCTTCGGACAAGTTGCTAAAGGGCGACGTCAAGGGCGTTGCGGAGCTGAACCTAGCCGCTGGCGCGGCGGTAGCGCTTGGCGCAGCTTTCGCCGCCGCGGTAGTGGCCGCGGTGTCACTCACGAGCGCGATCGCCAAGGCCGCGCTAGAAGCAGGCGCGGGTAAAAAGTCGGCGGAGGCGATGTTCCGCGTGCTCGAGGGGAGCAACGCCGAGAAGGCGCTAAGCGCCGTCGATGCGGCGTCGCGTAAGATGGGCGTGTCGATCGAGAAGGGCCGCGAGCGCTTCATCAAATTCCGCCAAGCGGGCGCGGACAATTCGGTGAGCGTCGCGCTATCGAGGCTCACCGCCGACCTCGACGCGATAGACCCGAGCGGCAAGCTCGCAGAGGAAGCAGTCGAAAAGGTCCTTTCGCTGAAGAACAAGGACGGCACCGCGAACCTCGAGGCGATGCGCTCGACCATGGGGCAGCTCGCGAAAGAAGCCGATGTCGCCGGCGACGGGATGACCGCGGTCAACGCCGCCGCGACCACGACGGCGGGGGCGCTCGCTCGGATCGGCAACGTCAAGACGGGCGTGCTCGAGGACCTCGCGACGCGCATTGGCCCAACCATCGATCGCGTGATGACTCGCGCCGCGACCGCGCTTGAAGAATTCTTCGCGAGCGCCGAAGGGCAGGAGGCGATCAACGATATCAGCGCCGCCGTGGATGCGCTTGCCTCCGCGGCGGATACGCTAATACCGTTCATCGGCGACGCTATCGGCGCGGTCGCCAAGTTCGTCCGCCTCGGCGCCGAGATTGCGGCGGGCATCACGCTAGTTCCCGCGGCTTTCGATGCGCTGCGCGACTCGATCACCGAAGTCCTGCAAGACTTTTTCGGGCTCTCGGACGGCGTGACAGACGCGGTCCGGCGCGTGGTTGGTGCCATTATGGATCCGCTAGGGATCCTGAGTGATGGGATGCCCGCGGTCGCGTTCGATATCATCTCGGGGCTGATCGGCGGCCTCAACCCCGCGCGGCTCGCCGGGCACATGAAAAACCTCGCGTCGAGTGCGCTAAGCTCGTTCAAGAGCGCGCTCGGGATCGCATCGCCGTCGAAAGCGTTCAAGGTCGTTGGCGGGGACATGGGCGACGGCACGACCATAGGATTTGAGCGGGCGCTACAGCCCCTCCCGGGCCTCGCGTCGGGCGCGGTGAATGACGTCGCGAACGCGATCGACGCGGCGCCCGTGAGCGCACCCACGCTCGCCGCGATCGACGCGGCGCCCGTGAGCGCACCCACGCTCGCCGCGATTGCCGGCGCGCCGCAGGGAGACTTCGCCCCCGCCCCGATCGTCAGCGCGCCGCAGGGAGACTTCACGGCGCCAAGCGCGGGCGCAGCATCGGGCGCGGGCGCGGGCGCTGCGTCGATCGGCGATATCACGATCAATGTCAACGGCGCGGGCGACCCCGCGGTCGTGGCGTTGAACGTGCGGCGCGAATTGCAGGCGCTACTTAGCGCCGAGCGCCTCGCGAAAGGTGCGGCGTGATGGCGTCATTCCCCTTCTGGTCGCAGGGTTTCGAGTGGGACACGCTCTACATCGGCGGCGTGGCGCTACCCGGCGGATGGCGCATCGAGGGCGCCAAGTCGCGCGACACGGACAAGGTCAAAGCCCCCGATCAAGACGGCTACACGCTCACCAACAAGGGGTACGCCGGCGGTACGATCAAGGCCATCGGGCAGCTGTGGGCGCAAGAGCAGCTGGACGACTTCTGGGCGATCGCGAACGACATCGACCCCGAGTTCGTCACGCAGTCGACTCCGTACGACATCTATCACCCCGCGTCTGAGATGCTCTGGGTCACGAGCGTATACGTGAAACAGATGGCCGTCGCGGGGCCCGTCAAGGGGGTGTTTACGATCACGCTAGACCTCGAGCAGTGGATGCCCGAGACAAAGGTCGCGCCGACCAAGAATAGCAACAAGGCCAAGGCCCCCACGAAAGCCGCGGGATTCGATGGCGCCTCGACGGGCGGCCCGCCGCTATCGCCCGAGGACTTCCAGCTGGGATTGCCGACGCTATGATCGCGGAGGGCGGCACGATCGAAGAACCCGAGCGGGGGGCGTGGGTCGCGGACGTCGAATCGCGCGCCGCGTACGACGGCGCGCTAGATTTCGGCGGCGTGACGTGGACCGGGCGGCTCGTGTCGAGCGCGGTCGAAAACGGGCGCTATCGAATGCGCATCGCCGGCGGCGCGGGAGACCTCGGCGCGGTGCTGCCGGACAAGTGGTACCTCGGGGGGGGCTCTGGCAACGCGATCGTCGGCGACATCGGCGCAGCGATCGGAATGCAAGCGTCGCCCGACCTCCCGCAGCGGGTCGCGTCTTGGCAGCGCGCGCGCTCGAGCGCAGGTGAGGCGCTCGACCGTCTGTGTGATGCGCTCGGCGCGCAATGGTGGGTGGCGCGTGACGGCGTGCTACACGCAGGCGTGCGCGATGGCGGCGCCCTCGCCGACGCCACCGTGGTTGACACGGGGTCTGACGGGATTGTCACGCTCGCGGCGGACACGCTCGCAGGCGTCACGCCTGGGCGCACGCTCCCGAGCGGCGTCGTGATACGGCACGCCCGGCACATCCAGCAGGGCGCAGAGCTGCGCAGCGAGGTGTCGACGGTGCCGCTACGGATCCGAGAGCCGTCCGGGCTCGGCTATCTGCGGGTGCACCGCGGCGTCGTCGAGTCTCAGCACGCGGACGGATCGCTGGACCTGATCGTTGACGGCACACACTCGCTCACGCGCGTGGCGTGGTTGCCCGGCGCACCCATGGCGTGTGTGCTCGAGCCTGGCGACGTCGTGTCGGTCGCGTCATGGGCGGGGGGCGATCCACGGCAGTGGTACGCCACGGGCATGTCGCGTGTCGCGAACCTCGCGCCCATAGCGGGGGTCGGGGATTCGGTGGACTGCGGCATGCTGCTCGTCGGGGTCGCGCCGCCAGTGCCCCCCGGTACGGGCACGCTCACGGATATCCGCTACGTAGCACCCGCTCCAGCGAGTACGTTCGCCACGCGGCTCGCCGCAGCGCTCTTGACGCTGCCCCCGCCATTCATCGTGACGCAGATCCCCATGTCGGGGCTGATAACCAGTGGCAACGACCGCATCCTTGCGGGCACTGGTGACCCAGGGTAAGGTGGCGGGCAGTGGCCTACGGTAGCGATATCAGCGGCGTCGAGGATCTGGACTTTGGCCTGTCCGTCGTCGAGGGGCGCGCGGCCCTGGTGCAGGCTGTCGCTCGCCGCTACCTGTCGCCTCGCGGTGGTCATCGCTACGCGCGCGCATACGGGCTCGACCTCCGCGCCTACCTCGCGGACCCCGTGCCCGCGCCCGTCGCGCAGAGCGCGATCGCCGCTGAGGCGCGCAAAGACGCGCGGGTGCGGAGCGCCGCCGCCGTCGTCACGGACGACGCGGAGACGGGCGTGCGCACCGCCGACGTCAGCATCGCGCCCCGCGACGAAGGCGCGGCCTTCCGGTTGACGTTCACGCTGGACGCCACGACGGACGAGTTGGCGCTTCTCACGGCGTCCGCGGAGGACACGGCTTAATGCTAACGCTGGGCCAGCTGTTTACGCCGGTGTCGAGTGACGACGCGCTCACGACGATGCTGGATTTCCTCGAGGGGCTGGGTTTTCAAGCGTCGTCGTGGCAGGACGGGTCGATCCAGCGCACGCTGATTCATGGCATGGCGGACCTGTACTCAGGCATAACGATCGTCGTCGCAGACATCGCGCGCAGCGCCTTCCCGCAATACGCCCGGGGCGATTACCAGGACCTGCTTGGCGTACACGTGTTCGACCTGGCGCGCGTAAGCGCTGTCGCGACGCAGGGCACGCTCACGCTCACGCTCAGCGCCGCGGCCGCGCCTGCGGCGTGGGGCGACGGCGAGCTAGTTTTCGCAGACGCCACGCAGGACCCGGCGAACACGTTCCGCAACGTGGGCGCCGACTCGATCAACCCGGGGCAGACGATCGAGATCGCCGCCGTCGCCGAAGCCCCCGGCGAAGCGGGCAACATCCCAAGCGCCACGCCGCTTTTCCTGTGGACGCCCGTTACTGGCTTGACCGCGGCAAACCCCGCGCCTGTGGGGCAGAGCACCTGGATCACGACGCAGGGGCAGGACCAGGAGAATAACCTCCGCTATGCGGAACGCATGGTGCTGCGCTGGGCGCGACTCTCCGGCGGCACCGCGGGGGCTTATCGCGGGTGGGCCCTCGAAGCCCTGCCGGCGCTGACCCGCGTCATCGCGATATCAGGCACCGCCGAGGGCACCGTGCGCGTGATCGGGGCCACCGCCGTGGGTGGGCTCACGGGGGCGCAAATCACCGCGATCGATGACTTCCTGCGCGGCGTCACGGACGGGGACTCGAAGCGGCTCATTAACGACGTGCTCACAGTCGAAAGCGCCGCGGTACGCACGACCCCGGCGCTCGCCCTTACGATCACTGCCGACTCGCAGGTCGCGACCACGGTCGCCGCCGACGTCGAGGTGGCGCTCGTCGCGTTGTTTGGCTCGCTACCGATCGGTGGCGAGCGCATATCGCCGGACCCCCAAGGTTACGTACGGTCGGCGCGCATGTACGGTGCGATCATGGCTGTAAGCAGCGTCCGCAACGTCACGGGCATCCCGGCGGATGTCCTGCTAGACGCGCTGGACGTGTACGCGCCAAGCATCGCGATTACAGTGGTGCCCACATGACCGCTTGGGATCGCGTAGCGCGTGCATGGGGTCACCTCGGGGCCAACGAGCGCGAAGTCCTGGCGTTGGTCGCGGCGCGGCTGGTCGCTGGCGACCGCGAATACGGGAGGCTTCGCCTAGCCGCGGACCCGCGCGACTTCGGGCGCGAGGCACTCGAGGAGGCGGCAGACGGCCTCGTGTACTGTGCCGCGGCGCTAATGCGCCTGCGCGCTGCGGGGGCGCGTGGCTAACGCGACCAACTTCCTCGACTGGGCCGAGTCCTGGTACAGCGCGATCCGCTGGGCTACGGCGTCCGTCGGCCGGCGGGTCGTCGGTTACACGCACGGCGTGATGGCTAACGCCGTGGTCGAGGGCGCGAATCAAGCGCGTTACGCCGGTCTACCGGGTCACCCAGAGCAGTCGCCCGACGCGGCGGACCAGGTCGGCGCCGCGCGTGATCTGTTCCGATTCAGGCTAGAATCGAACGCCGCCTGGGCCGCCCGCGTCGCGGACGCCTGGGCACAGTACGAGCTGGGTGGTACGGCGCAAGGCGTGATCCGCGCCGTCGGCGAATGGCTCAACGCGATCGGCGGTACTCCGCCGGCGACGCTCACAGAGGATTCTTGGGCGCGCTTCTCAGTATACCTGCCGTTCGGATCAGTGCCCTGGGCACCCCCGTACGACTGGGATGGCGTCGCGACGTACGGGCAGATCGACTGCCTCTACAACCTCCGCGCCAACGCCATCGACGTCGATCACTTGCGGAGGCTCGTGCGCAAGTGGAAGCCTGCGCGGTCGAAAGGCCTCGTCCGGGTCCCGCTCGTGGCGATGCTATTTTACAACGCAGGCGCGACGTTCGGCGGGGGCGGCGCGTACGCCGGCGTGGGTGATCTGGTGGAGTTCGACGTATGGTGACGGTCACGTGGCTACTCGCGCAGCCCGAGCTACGCAGCGCCGCAGATGCGCGCAGAGCGCACGCGGAGCTGACACGGCTGTTTTTCGCCTTGCTCGAAGCACACCCCCGCGCGCGTGTCAACGTTACATTTCACGCGGCCGCCGAGGAGCTGCGGGTGAATGGCACCGCGCTAGCCGACGTCCGACGTCTATGCAATACTCTATCCCGGTCATCCTATCTGTGCTCGCCGCGCTCAGCTGCGGCGGGGCATACATCGACTGCGAGGGCACATGCTGCGCTGCGCAGGACGGAGGCGTAATGCCGCAGAACATCATCGAAGTCCCCACGCGCGGCAGCACCGTCGTGGCGCCATCGTCGGGTGACCCCGTCACCGACGCATCGGTCATCCAGGGGGAGCAGCCACTTGCCGACCGCGTCGCGCACCTCGAAGGGTACGAGCTCACGGCCGAGACGCGCTACCTGGTCCAGGAGTTTTTCGGCACGAGCGTCGCTGCAACCCGTCTGTATGCTCAGCACGCTGGCGGCCTGGTGCAGATCGAGCGCACTTGGAACGCGCGCTGGACCGGCAGCGCGTGGGAAGTGGACGTCGCGGGGCCCGCTGTGCTGTCGCAGTTCTCACCCGTTGGGGTACAAGTGCGCTCCGCGCCGGCTGCGGTCACCGTGGGGGGGTGGTCGGACGCGGAGTTCATCGGCCACGCCGGCGTGGCCCACGTGCTGGACACCGTCACAAACGACGTAGCCTGGACGCAGATGCTCGGAGGGAGCCTCCCTAGCGCCACGACGCCGGAGGCGAACGCGCTGTACGCAAAAAACATCCCCAAGGCTTGGGGTGCGATCAACGTCGACACCGGCGCGATCACTGTGCAGTCGTCGTTTAACGTCAACTCCGGCACGACCGCGCTCGACGGCACCACGGATTTGCGCGTACAGCTGCTCCAGGCCATGTCGTCTTCGCAGTACGTGGTGATGGCGACTGGCAGCGGGGTTCTGGGCGAGTGGCCCGCGGTGCAAGCGCGGAGCACGGGATTCTTTGACCTGCGCCTGGTCGACCACACCGGCAACGCGGTGGACCTCACGTCGGCGGGTAGTAGGACGTTCCACTTCACGGTGTTCGGGGAGCAATAATCAGTGGCTGTGCGCAACTGGCTGTCCGACCTGCTGGGGGTCCGCAAGATCAGGGGCCCAAGCGGGCTTGCGCCGTATCGCGACGAGATAGAGTTCCTCGGGGGCGCCGTCGCGGACGACCCCGCAAACGGCCGCACCACGGTCACGGTCAGCGGCGTAACGCTGCCCACCGACGTCGCCGACGACGGCAAGGTCGCGGTCGCGTCGGGCGGCGACCTCTCGTATGTGGGGGGCAGCGCGCTGGGGGACGTGCTCACGTGGGACGGGGCTGCGTGGGTGGCCGGGGCCCTGTCTCTCACGTGGGCGCAGACCCTAGCCAATGGCCGCGCCACCGCTGGGGATAACCCGCAGATCTCGAACGGCGACGCCACCGAGTACGTGGGTGCGTCCGCGACAGCATCTCTCACGGCCGGGGCGGACGCCGCGGGTTTCACCGGGACGGTTTCGGTCTCCCGCGTCGGCGGCGGGCAGTCCGGGTACGCGATCACCGACGGCGGCACGCCCGTCGCGGCGCTGACTGCGGACACCGGCGGCGCAATTCTTGGGTCCGCCGCAGACCTCGACCTCACAGCGACGACCGACATGGCCCTAGAGTCGCTGGCGGGCGACATCACGCACAAAGTCACCGCTGGACAGCAGCATCGGTTCGAGGTCGACGGAAACCCGCTCCTGTCGCTCACCGCCGCAGCCGTAACTTACCACCAACCCCTGACGTCCTCCGGCACGACCGCGACGCTCGCGACGTCTGCGGGGACGTGGATGACGGGGACGGTGGGGCTGGCGACGGTGGTCGGAAATCTATCGGTCGGCCCCAGCAAAGCGGTTCTATTCCCGGGCCTCACCGAGACCGCAGCACTCACGGCCGGCGTCGACGCCGCGGGTTTCACCGGGATGGTATCTGTGTCTCGCGTCGGCGACGGTGGGTCCGGCTACGCGATCACGGACGCGGGCAGCCCCGTCGTCGCGATGGCCTGGGACGGCAGCGACGCAATTCTTGTGTCCGCCGCAGACCTCGACCTCACAGCGACGACCGACATGGCCCTAGAGTCGACGGCGGGCGACATCACGCACAAAGTCACCGCTGGACAGCAGCATCGGTTCGAGGTCGACGGAAACCCGCTCCTGTCGCTCACCGCCGCAGCCGTAAACGTCACGCAGCACCTCGGGATCGCCGCGGGGAAAACGGTCGACTGGGCCTCCGGCACCGCGGCGCTGACGCTCGGCGGGCTGACCTGGATATCGAGCAACATCACCACCACTACCGTCTCGGGCGACCTATCGGTCGGCCCCAGCAAAGCGGTTCTATTCCCGGGCCTCACCGAGACCGCAGCACTCACCGCAGGCGTCGACGCCGACGGCCTGACCGGGATGGTATCTGTGTCTCGCGTCGGCGACGGTGGGTCCGGCTACGCGATCACGGACGCGGGCAGCCCCGTCGTCGCGATGGCCTGGGACGGCAGCGACGGCATCATCCAGGCGGCCACGGGCTCGCTGCATCTAGGCGGTGACGCTGGCACGCAGCTATCGCTGTCCGCCGGCCTCGTGCGGATTGCGTCCGACCATAACCTAGAACTGCTCGGGACCGGCAGCGTCAACGTCGATGGCACGGGCGACGTCAATATCGCGGACGGCTACCTTGAACTCGGCGACATCTCCGCGACGCCCGGAACCCCGACAGACGCCGGGCGTCTATACGTCGAGGACGGTTCGCTGAAATACATCGGCGGCAGCGGCACCATCACCCCGATCGCACCGGCATAATCATGGCAAACTGGGACTTCCTAAGCGGCACGCAGGTCATTGACGACAACGGGGAAACCGTCGACGGCGGCGCCGATACGTACGATACCGCCAAGGTCACGCTCGACACGAACGTCGATTCGATCGTCAAGGTGACGGTCGACATCATCGGGAACCCCGCGACAGGTGGCGCCACGGTCGTGCGCGGCACGTACATCGCGGGCGGTGGTGTCGAAGAAGGCGCGGGCGGCATCAACTCGCTCGTTCTCGTCGCCCAAGACGGGACGGTGTCGAACATGGGGACGGTGTCGATCCAGGACGACATCGGGACCAACGATCAGGTTTGGGTCCGCATCGTCCACGCCGGAACTGGAACAAATCGGTGGTGGGTCAAGATGACGGTCGAGCAGCGCGAGCTAGCGCTAACCGGCGCCTGATGCCATGGGCAGCATGACGCGGCGGATGCGCCGCACGAAACAGGAGAGAGAGGAAACGACAATGGCAGAAAAGAAGCGATACATCACCATCCCCGAGCCGACCATCAAGGCCGGCGCATTCCAGTTCACCGCGCTCATGTTCGTCGCGCACTTCGTCGAGCGGCACCCGCTCTACACGCGGACCGCGCAGGGCTTCCGCGCAGGGCAGCGAGTCCTCGCGGCGTTCGAGCGTGAGCCTGGCGACCACTCGGAGCTGCGCAACGACGACTGGATGCAGCTGAAAGAGATCGTCCTCGACCCCGGTGAGACTGGATACCCCACGCTCACCCACCACACCCCGGACGGCAAGTCCAAGACATTCCCCTTACCTGGCGGCGCATGCCTGCCCTTCATCGACGCGATCGAAGAGGCGGGGACGACTCCGCCCAAGACCGAAGACGCGCCCACACAGGAGGCCGCAGAATGAAGCACTTTTCCGTGCGCATCGCCGACGATGCCAGCGACAAGAACGCCGACACCGTGGCCCGTCGTGGCCGCATCGCCGGCAAGATGATCGGCACGGTCCAGGTCGAGGACGACGTCTCGCATTCGTGCGTGCTGCCCGACGACATCGAGGCCCGAGAGGTCCCCGCATTCGTGGAGCGTGACTTCCTCGAATGCACGGACACGCTGTCCGGCAACACCGACGATATCGAGGATCGACGCGAGCTCGCGGCGACCAAGCGGTCCATGCGGCAGCGCGCCGAGGAGCGCAAGGCCGCTCGAGAGTAGACCCTCCCGGGGGTCCGCATTCACCCGAAAGAAGGACTATCATGGCTACAACTCTCTCGACCGCGGCACGTAACGCCGCATGTGACGCCGTCGTCGACCTCATCGACGCGGGCGGAGGCGTGGGGAAGCTCGTCCTGAAAGAGACGGGCGGAACCGTCATCGCGGAAGGCGACCTCTCCGCCACGGCATTCGGAGCCGCAAGCAGCGGGCAAGCGGCTCTCGCGGGGACTCCCGTCACCGTTACGGGTGTCGCGGCGGCTGGTGCCGGAACAGACGCGACCGAATTCGAGTTTCGTGACAACGCCGATGCAGTGATCATCACCGGCGCCGTCGGGACCGGCAGCGGCGAGCTGCAGCTGGACAACGTCAACGTCGCGGACGGGCAAGACGTATCGATCACGAGTCACACGCACACGCAGCCGGCGAGCTGATAGGGGGCCACCATGGCGACGGAGAACCTCGCTCCGGACGCGGTTCTCGACTCAACGAACTACACGACGCTCAACGTCGCGGATGTCGACGAGGACCCGGCGAGCCCCGACGGGTCCTACGGGACATGGGACGGGAACGGGAACACGAGTGCCCGGACGTCGATGCAGTCGCCTGTCGGTGTCCCTGAAGGGACGCAGACCGTAAGCTGCCACTTCCGCCGCACCGGTGCCACGTCGCTCGACTGGTCGCTGCAGCTCTGGGAGGCCGGGGGCCAGGTAGCGGTCCTGCAAACCGGTACGCTGGCAGCGGCGAGCGCAACCGTCGGCCCGACATTCGACGCATCTGTGCTCTCGGATCCGTCCGGGGCGAGTGTCGAGATCCGTCTAGAGCAAACCTCCGGCGGCGTCGGTGGCGGACGTCAGGGCATCGAGCTCGGCGCCGTCTGGTGGGTCGCCGAGACCGCGGCCGCCGGGCGCACCGGTAGCGGCGCTACGACGGCGCCCGCTCAGACGACGAGCGGCGCGGGTGATGTCCTCGGCTCCGGGTCTGGCTCGACCTCCACCGCCGCGCAGCAGGCGTCCGGGGCAGGCGCCACCGAGGTCACGGGCTCAGGCTCGACAACCAGTGCCGCGCAGGTCTCGGCTGGCGCGGGGCAAGCCGCGTCGAGCGAGATCACCGGTAGCGGCGCCACCGTCGCGGCCGCTCAGGTCTCGGCGGGATCCGGAGCCACGCTCACGGCCGCCACGGGCGCGACGGCCTCCGCGGCGCAGAGCACGGATGGCGCGGGCTCCGTCGTCGTCGAGGGCTCGGGTGCCTCGACATCCCCCGCGCAGTCCGCCGCAGGCTCTGCCGTCGTCACGGTCGCGGGAGCCGGGGCGACGGCGACACCCGGGCAGCTCTCAGACGGCTCCGGGGTCGCGGCCATCACGGGCGCGGGTGCGTCTGAGAGCGCCGCGCAGACTGGCGCCGGGACCGGCACGGCGCTCGTCTCCGGGCAGGGCGCGACCGACAGCCCCGCGCAGACGTCGGAGGGCTCCGCCGCTGTAGCCGTCTCGGCTGCCGGCACATCTGTCTCGGCCCCGCAGACATCGACCGGCGAAGGCGCGACGGCCATCACGGGGACGGGGGCGACGATTTCGCCCGCTCAGGTCTCGGCCGGTACCTCGGGCAATCAGCGCACCGGCTCCGGCGCTACGGCTGCCCCGGCCCAGGTCTCGGCCAGCCAAGGATCGACCCCCGTCGTCGCGACCGGCGCCACGTCGAGCGCATCGCAGTCGTGTTCGGGCTCGGGCGCGGCGGGGTGCTCGGCTGCGGGCGTCACCGCAGCTGCCGCGCAGGCATCGAGCGGCTCAGGCGCCGCGCTCGTCACTGGCTCTGGCGCCACCAC